GAACCATGCCTCCAGTTGGATCGTACATTTTCCAACGCTTGAGGCGATCATCTGTGCATATTCGTTTCGCGTCGGCGGGTGTTTGGAAGTGTGCATCACGTCCCTTTCGCCATAAGCAATATTCAAGCGCTGCAGTGATTCTCACTGGCGATAGTAAGTCACGATCTTTACGGAATTGGCGCAGATGGAAGTCCTCAATCACAATCGCTGCTGACGGCCACGTGTAGCAAAATTTTGCGAGGTCATAAACACCACTGAACTCTCCGTCTGTGGAGATATCAGGATGGAGACTGGTCCCAAGGTTCCCACGGCGTGACCCACAATCGACTTGCCCGTGCTGGTGGACAAATATGTTTTCCAAGATGCTTGCATCCGGCTCCGTAAGGCTCTCAGGATGAACCGAGATAAGAGACCATCCAGTTGTGCCTCCAGGGTCAATTGCAATGACTGTAGCCGAATCATAGTCAATCTCATCATCCTCGATGTAGCCTCGTCTGCGACGAGTCATTTTGGCCAAGTCAATTGTGGTGATACCCCGCATGCGTATTGCTGTAGTCACTATGCCCTCCAAGGTAATTCGTACAGCCGCTTGCTTGACTGTTCTGGAGAGCGTGGCCCGCCAAGGCTAGAACTTGCGTATGACTTCTGCTAGTTGACTCAACTCACGATCGTCCTTTTCAAAATTTTGTATCATCTCGGTTAAAGCTGCTAGATCACCTGTCTGTATGCGTTGCTGTAGTTGGTAGTAATTCGTTTGATTGCCAACAAGTTTCGCCAAGTACTCAGCTACAGTGCGGGCGTTTTCTTGCATCATCGCTGCGCGGGCGCCAAACTGAAACGCTAGCTCTTTCGGGTCAAAGGCTTCGGTCATTTGTTTGTCGTCCTAATCCTGTGTGCCTCGGGCTTGTACACACGATCTTCCCAACGGGCCCAAGGGAAGTCGCAACCCTTCTCAACATCTTCCCAGCCTTGGAACGTGCATCGCTTAACGCTCTCGCAGCTGATCTTGATGTACGGCGCCAGCCACGGATGGGCCTCCTTCAGTAGCGCACCCATCTGTCGCACAGCATGGCAGATTTCCCATTGAAACATGGAGCACGCCCGGTATGCATACACAGCCAGAAATTCTCGCACAGGATACTCGCACATGATGTACGTTTCCGTCCCAATGGGAAGAATGAACCTGGCATCCTGGTAGCTGACACCGTTCTCGCACGCTAAGTTGTACGCCAGGTGCGCCTGTCTTATAGCACTCTCCCATGCCTCTCTCGCTTCTGTGTTGCGCCAGACACTTTCAGGCATCCTGAAGTTGGGCTTGTCGCCAAAGAAGCTGGCGCGCATGGACTGCTGATGGAACGCTGCCCGCCGTGAGCGCACTAGCTGGTGCGTGGTCGCCCGTGCGACGCCGTACACCTCAAAGATCACCGTCTGCGACTCCAGCGCGGTTTGGAGGCCACCCTTCAGCATCTCTTCCCAGTCGCCTTCCCAGGTGTCCTTCGCCAGAGGGATACCGATGGTGGCCTGCTGCGCCTTGGAAAGTGTTGTCTTGAATGACGCTTCATCGATGCCCTGGACCAGTCGCACTTCCAGGTTGTCGAGTCCGACGTCAATGCGGCCCTCGTTGTACGGCGACACGTGGTGGCCGTCGTTGTACAGATGCTTGTTGAACGCCACATCCGCCAAGAGGATGTTGGGGTCCATCTGGCCAAGTGGCCGGCTGTACTCGTATTCGCCGGTGGGGCCAGTTGCGTTGTAGCTCATGCGTTCTCCTGTGCGGGTGTCTCGTCGTTCATGTGCTCCCATTCCTTCTGCATCAGCACGGCGATGGGAATGACCAAGCAGTCTGTCGGCTCGTCGCCAACCGTCACCGTCATGATCAACGGCTGAATGTCAAGTTGCTTGAGCGACTTGATAATCGGCTGATACTGGTTGCGGTTACCCGCCAGCATCTTGAACAGCTGCATAGCCTGCTCGCGCTGGGCCATGTCCACCGACTGCTCGGCGGGGTTGTCGATCCTCTGGCGCCCACGGCCATTGGTGTTACTCATCCTGTTTCCCTTCGGTTGTGGCATCAGTCTAGTTCCAATGCCCACATCTCTTCAACCAATATGTTGGTTCCAAAGCCGTCGCGTTTGCGACCGGCCACAATCAGAACGTCCTTGCCGTTAGTCCGCAAGTCCTGTAGCCTGTCCTCAAATCTTGGGAAGGCCCAACGGTTTATGCGGCAGTGGACATCCTCGTCACCGTCATCGATGCACTTGACGACGCACAGCTTGGTTAGCTCTGGGTCCTTGATGGTTGCTAGTATCTCTTCAGTGTCCTTGTCGGTCCTGGCTCGCTCGTCCTCCACGATGTCCTTGTACTCCTTGGAAAGCGGGATGCCGACCCAGATAACGTCATAGCTCCCTTCGACTTCCACCAAGTCATCACTAGTGTGCGTTGGAGCCGGTAGGCCGAACTTACCTCCCGCCAGATCAGAGCGCACTCCCTCCAGGATTTGCTTAATCCTGTTGCTACCGAATGGATCTGGATCATTACAGAAGTTCTCAATCTTCTCAACAGTTTTCGGCCCAATCCCTTTTACCGCAAGAAGGCTGCGCCAAGCAGGACTGGTCTCCCAGTGTTGGGATTCCAGGTAATCACGAATAGCCTGTGCTGTTTTCGGGCCAACTCCGGGGAGCTGAATGAAACCAGCACGCACAACATCGCCGTCTGGAGTCCAGCTGATGTCACTAAAGAGTGGGTCAGGCGGTACCACGGAAATGCCCTCGCGGGATGCGTTTTTGAGAAGCTTGGCACGCTTGTACTCATCGGACTCCTTGCGTAGCCGCGCCGCGTAGAACGCAGCAGGGTGATGGACGCGGAACCACATCGACCACCACGCAATGAGCGCATAGCCAGTCGAGTGCGCTGTCACGAATGTGTATGTCGCGCTTGTGACTACGAAGCGCCAGATGCGTAGTGCCAACTCCTCATCAATGCCGTGCATGCGCTTGGCGCCGTCAGCGAACTTGTCAAAGAACGTATTAAACTGCGCCTCACCAAGTTTCTGCGAGATCACCTGACGAATCTCATGCACACGGTCCATGGGTAACCCGCCCACTTGCCGAATGATCCTGAGAATCTGCTCCTGGAAGATGATCTGCCCACGCGTCTGGCGGGTTTCACGAGTAACGATGGGATGCAGGCGAATAGGTTCTGCTCGACCATGTTTGACATCGCAGTAGTTAGCAGTTGTTCCTGAGAACAACGGGCCGGGACGAGAAAGGGAGTTGATGTCCACAAGCTCTTGGAAGGTGTCAGGCTGAACGTCACGACATACCAGCCGGGTAGCACGTCCTTCAAATTGGAAGATTCCTGCGACATCTGCTCGTCGGAAAGCATCCATGACCTCCTCATCGTCTAACGGTATGTTGTACACATCCTCCACCGACATCCCAACGAACTCAGCAGCTTTCGCTATCACGTTCATGGTCGATAGCCCAAGGATGTCTAGCTTCAGGAATCCAAGGTATTTGCTGTCCTTCTTGTCGAAAGCGACAACTGTAGACTCGACACCGTCCTTTGTCTTGGTGTACATAGCGCAAGAGTCAGTGATGGGATCGTTACTGATGACAAGTCCGGCAGCATGGACACCCATACCACGGTAATTACCTTCAAGCCGAACAGCGTTCGCCATATTTGGGTAACGGTCCAAGACCTCCTTGGCGCGGTCGAATGTGGCAAAGGTGTCCTCAAGGCTATTGCTCTCCCGTGAATCGCCACCCCCACGCTCAATGATGAGCTTCTTGACCTTGTCGGCTTCCCACGATGGAATGTTGTAGACCCGTGATACATCATCGATGCTGTTCTTTCCCTTGTAGCGCATGAAGTTAGCCATCTTGCCAACTTTCTCCGCGCCGTACTTTTGTTCAACGTACTGGAACACCTCAACGCGCCGCTCGTCATCGAAGTCCAAGTCAATGTCGGGCATCTCTGTACGAGTGGGGTCAATGAACCGCTCAAACATCAAGCGGTTAAACACAATCGGGTCTATCTCGGTGATACGGAGCAGATAACAGACAACTGACGCCGAAGCGGAACCACGTCCAGGGCCCACCATAATCTGATGATCCTTGGCCCACCGGACGATGTCGGAGCAAACCAGGAAGTAGTCAACGAAGCCCTTATCAATGATGAGCTTAAGCTCATGTTCAACACGGTCGATGTACTTTTGCGGGTGACGCTGAATGTTGGTGTTACCTTGGGCAATTCGATACTCCCAGCCGAAGTTGAGCCATGTACGAATGAGCTTGATGGCGTCATCCGACGACACCATCTCAACGGTGTACTTCTCAAGGTCAGGCTTAGTAGCCACTCGGCGCCACTCCTTGGAAACCTACAACGCCTTTGCGATTATGGCGCGGGCAAACGGCTTTCGCCACTTCCCCGCCCATGCGGAAGATCACATCAGCATCTTTCGCTGGTATATGGTGGCCGCACACAGCGCAAGGTATCAGGTGGTACACGATACCCATGTTGGCAGCGTAGATGTCGGTTGCGATGTCTCGTGGGCTACCCATTTCGTTCACAAGCTGCGCGAACATCGGTGTTACCCAACAATCCTCGCGGTGCATCATCGCGTGGCATTCCTTCGCCGGACAATCACATCCCCAAGTGGACGGCTGGAGGTCATACCACCAGTCTATGGTTAGTGGGTCGATCGGTAGCAGATGCCCGTACAGCACCTCAACATCATCTGGTCCTATACCCATGACTCCCAATCCTTTTCATCCGGTTTGTACAGAATGGGCGTTGTCTTCTGGAGACGCACATTGCATCGCTCCGCGATCAGGGCTGTGTTCTCAATGGCGCTCAACGCTGCGTCGCCGGACAAGCCGGTGCCCACAAGGTTCTTGAACACCCGCTCATCGCTCTCGGGAATGTCTAGCGTGCAGTCATATTCCCATTCCGACTCAACCTTGGCAACAGAGCCACCACGGTGAGCCGCATGAAGAATCTTTTGCATCTCATTGTCTCTAGCATAGACATAATGACAATCGCTCGTCGCAGCAAGTGGTACTCCGGTGTCTCGGGATAGCTGCTCGAAGGCCGGATTGAGCGCACGAGTCCGATCAAGCATCGGAAAGCGTTGAACTTCAAGGTAGTACCGGTCACCAAATACCTCTTGGTACCATTCAACCACCCCAATGGCACGGCGGTAATCCGCACGAGAGTAGCGGAGTCGCTTGTCTCCGTAAGACTTTCCACCCAGCAACGTGCATGATAGGACTGAATCTGCGCATCCTGATAGAACGATAAGTCCATCTGCGTGTTCCTCCAAGACTTCCAGGTGCGTGGTCGGGAACTTAGTTTTGCTGGTGCGGCCCAATGTCTTCCACGCCTCGACAATGACCTTGTTCAAATTCGCGTAGCCATCTTGCGTCATGGCTAACACCGTCTGGTGGCACTTACGGATTTGGTTTGGCGGGGCAATGTATAGCTCGCAGCCGAACAGAGCTTTGATACCAAACTTGTCAGCGGCTTTCTCTAGCTGAACGTGGCTAGAAACGTTGCCGTGCTCAGTCAGGGCCATAGCGGTCATCCCATACGCCGCAACAGCTTCTACGTGCTCGCTAGGCAGGCCGTAGCCGTCGCCGTAGCTGAACGTGGAGTGGTGGTGAAGGGATACATACCGCATTGTCAGTACGGCTCCACCTCAAACGGCACCGCGTGTCCCGCCGCGACGATGTCGTCATTGAAGCAAGCCCCATTCGGCGCATAGATCATCGCCAAGAAGCGGCCATACTTATCACTTGGGTCCAGATGCGTATGGATGAAGAATTGGCCTATGGGGCAGAAGCCCTTGAACCAGCCTTGGGCCCAGTCCCTTGCGGCTTTACCTGAGCCGTCTGGATTGGCCAGTTCAGGCGCGTTGACGTTAGCCACACGTATCGACTTGTGTATGTAGATGAACCCGCCCATGTCGATGACGGCGTCAACTGTGTCCCCATCATGCACCCCAGTGGGATTCAGCTTGGAAGGGTTCAACGCAGCAAGGTACCAGTGAAGATTCTTGAGAAGTTGTGCGGGGTCCATACCTGTATCCTACCCCTCAGGCCCGGTTCAGCGCGAGTAGAAGATGAGCAACCATGTCGCCCATGATCTCAGCCTCTTGCTCACCCGAAAGCTCTTGGCCTTCCCACAAACTCCGCTTCAGCTTCATCATCTTGTTCCACAGCCGGACAAACTCTGCTTTGGCGCCAAGGCTCTTGAGGTCATCGCTGTCGCCGTAGTCCTTGTTCTTGAGTAGCCAGGCCTCCAGCACCTGCGGCAGAATCTTGGTCAGGATGTCTCGCGCCTCTTGTGTTGGCGCGTTTGTGATTTCGATGCGGATCACATCGCCGGCCACTTTGTCTTCGATGGCCTGGACGTGTACCTCGTCTTGCTTGATCGGTGTTGGATCAAAGTTGTGGATGGGGTGACCAGACACCTGTCCACAGAACAAACACGATCCTCCGATAATGCCTGCGGGCCCAACGTATTGATGTGGCTTCGTGTAGTCACCGCTCGGCAAGATACCGGGCAAGCTACGCCCGATGCCGGCAATTTGGTTCTGCGACATGGTGGTTCCCTCGTCGCCTGGCGGGTGGCCCAGGCCGGGGTATCCACGGTCAGCAATCTTCATGTCTCGGTAGTCGTCGCACCCCACGGTGTCCTCCTGCTGTTGTCGTTTGGTGTGTTGCGGAAATGTGGCCATTGCTTCGGCGTGTAGGCCGCCCATGTCGTGCCCTGTCTCTTGCTTTGGGTGGTGGTATGGGCACGACTTGTCGTCAACCCGGTTGTCGGTCTGGTAGTTCAACATGCTGCACGTACAGCCCTTATCGCGCAGATTTTGCCAGTCCTGGTTCCAATAGCCCATGTTTGTCTCTCCATTCCTTGAGGCGATACTTGATGCCTTCCAAGGCATCTTGCATATCTACAGCTCGCAGGTGCCAACTGAAGGCTTTGTTATACGGCTGGTCACGAATAATGCCGTGCATGCCGAGACTTGTTGCTTGCATGATTAGCTCGGGCAAGTCATCCATGACGCAGACTACCCGCCCAGCGCCCACCTGCTTGGCTAGGTCACGATACTTGTGTTCTCCGTGGAGAACTGCGTCATATTGGATTCCGTTCCGTCGCGTCCAATGCAGCGTATCGTGGTACAGCTGGTCATACTTCAGGTAAGGCCGCGTTGTCGTAATCCACACTCCGACACCCGATTTGCGCAGCTCTCGCGTAAGCTCCGCTGCGCCGGGATACGCTGGCATACTCCGCTCTAGTCCTCCCTGTCGGTATGCGAGCTTGCATCGCCTGTATGTGGCCTTGGATGTTCGCATGAACTTGTGCAGAGGTAGGCCATACTCTGCTTCGGCGGGGTTGGGCATCGGCCTGCCATACCACGCTTCCGCAAAGCGTAGGAAATGGCCGTGGTAATCCCCCAGAGTACCATCAATGTCCAGAGCAACGATTGGGCCCTCTCCGTTAGATCGCATCTCTAGCAAGTGCTTTCATTGCTTCGTAGAAGACATCGCTGGTCAGTACACCCTTCGTCCACTCGGCATACCGTCCCAAGTGTATGATGTCCGTCGCAGCATTTCCCGTGTACGCCAAGGGTTTCGCCACTCTCGCTGCGCCTCGTGCTGGCGGTGTAACAGACGCGTAAGGGTAATTCCACCATTGGGGCCACTCCATTGTGCAGTATCCGAATATGTTGCTAACTCTGTACCACTTGTTTTCCCTTGTCCCGTCACAAATTACGGTGAACGGGTCAGGCCGGTGCATGTGTACTCGCTCGTAGTCGCCGTCACCCAGCGCCCAGATGTACGCTTTGTGGAAGTGCGAATCATCATCGTCCCAAACAGTTCTCGGCACGGTGCTGATAATCAGGTCTGCGCCTAACTGTCGCATGTCCTCTGTCAGCATCCACGATGGCGCCGGTGTGATGGTGAGCGGCCTGATCTCATCCTCGTATCGGTCCCACAACGTGTCATACGCTTCGCGGAGGTCCCACGCGGCGTGTGGCTCGGGGAAGTCCTCTGGGCTGACGGTGCCATCCCAGTCCTCGCCGTACACCTTGCGCCGGTAGTCCTCTGCCCGCCCGCGCATCTGGTAGTCAACATATTTCGGGTTGCCGCTGAGACCGGGTATCGGCTGGTGGAGGTACTGGGCGCCAAACAGCTGGCTCTTCACGCGACGGCTGTAGATGCGAAAGTCCCAGCCGCTCAACGTGGCTGCGTGCGCCACCATCAATCCTGCTGGGCCGCAACCCAGTATCGAAACGCACTTGGTCATGTGCGAGCCATCCGCATCCGGCGCTCCACCGACCAACCGTTGAAGCAGCTCAAGTCATCTATGATGCGGCTCATCTCCGCTCGCACCACGTAGCCCTTCGCCTTCAGCGCCCGATACGCGTGGTTGACGTGCATCAGGTAGTCGGGTCGTGGCTCCCTACCGTCGATGAGTTCTGTTGGGTCATCCCATTTCCTGTCCGCAAGCATCATCCAGAACGTGAGGATTTGCTTGTCGGTCGCGTGGTACTCTGGCATTGCTCTTCTCCAAATCGCAGTGTAGGCATAGCCATCCGTGCTTGGTCCATACCATTAGACATCCACAAGGACAATTCATCATGTCCTCCAATAAGTTTGGGTGCGGGGTACCCCACCCCGCGATCCGGCCTAGCTGCTCCAAGTGCACTGCGAATACACCGTTCAAGACGGGTTGACGCAGGTTCCTTGCCGGTCCACGTTTGCTAACTCAGAAAGGCCTGCCGCCCTTGCGCTTTGCCGGGCCGGCAGCTACCGGCTCAGCATCGTCGTCGGCACCCTCATCGTCGTCGCCGTCAACGTCCTCGTCGTCGTCCATGTCTTCGTCGTCGTCAACGTCCTCGTCGTCAACGTCGCCTTCCAACATGTCGTCATCATCGGTGACATCTTCGGCATCGGAATCATCATCCGCCGCATCATCGCCCGCGTAAGGGATGTACTCGGCCACTTCTGGCCGGTAGTTGCCCTTGTTGTCGTGCCCTGGGCGGGTCACAATCTGGACCATCTTCTCGCCGTTGGGAGAGTTGATGGCCACGCGGCCGATCTTGACTATGTGGGTTTCGATTTCGTCCGACTTCTTGTTGCGGACCTTCTTGAAGTCCGCACCCTTGTCCTCGTCCCAGAACACCGATTCGATTGCGCGCTTGGCCCTTTCGGAGCCGTCCGTCAGCGCGTGGAGAAACGCGTTCACAAAGCCCTTGCCGGACTCGATGATGTTCAGGCCGTCCCACACCGGGGCACCGTGGTACTGCTCCTTGCCCTTGATGCCGGCAGTCTGGACCTCCAACAAGATTCGGATACGCGGCTTGCCGTAGTTGTCCGACTTGGTTTGAATCTTGGTGACTTCCATGCGCTTAATGCGCGCCGGCCAGCTGCCCTTGGGCAGATCAGGACCGTTGTAGTTGCCACCACCGGCTTCACCCGGCTGCTTGGGCGCTTCACCCTTGCCGTTGATGTCCCACTTCAGCTTACCCGCCATCAGTCGTCATCCTCCACATCATCATCGTTGTCGGAGCCAGCGCCGGAAGTGACGAGGCTCATGGGGTTGCCGTCACCGTTGTTGGTGCGACGTTTCTTGTTCGGCGCCACCCGACCCGGTTGGGGAGTCGGCTTCGGCCCTGCCTCAAGAAGCTCACGAATGTCCTTGAGGCCACCCAGCTTTCCTTCACCGATGATGGTCTTGGGCTCCAAGCACCGGGTGCGGTCCTTGGCCATCACGGTCCTGCTGGCCTTCCACTGGATGTCGCGGTACTCCTCATACAAGGCAGCACCATCGTCATCCTTCCCAACGCGCTTGCGGCGCACCGAGATTCGACCAAATGAGGTCATCGTGGACGCCACCTTTTTGGCGTACTGAGTTCCCTTGCCCTGCATCATCGGAAGCACGACGATGTCGCCATCTTCCGATTCCTCTTCCATCTGGAGAGCGGTGTACAGGACGTTCACGTCAAGACTGTTGAACGCCTTGACGAGTCGCATGAAGCGGTTCTGGTATGGAATCCAGTCCTGCAGCTGCGGCGTGTCTGGATCACGAGAGGGGTTGACTTCGATGCCCTCGTCCAGAATCTTCCGCATACACATGTCCTGCATCTCCGTCAGCGAGTCGAGCACGACCCAGTTGAACGGGATGGGCTCCAAGCTGTACAGCCAGTTGTACGCGGCCACGATGTCGTCCCAGCCGTGGATCTTCCACTTGCGGGCCGTGGACCCAAATCGCTTGGCGGACAACGTGCCGTTGTCTTCCGGCGCGATGAACAGCACGTCATCGTCGCTACCCGCCAGCACGGTTTTGCCCACACCGCTGTCCCCGTAGATGAGGAGGTTGACGTACTCGTCCTCATCTTGGAGGTCAATGACCTCACTGGGGAATTTGATATCCATCGTCATTTGATGAATTCCCTTTCCTTCTCTGGTTTTTCGTTCATTCGCATCACTCTTGCTTCAACCTCGTTGAGTCTCTTCACCAACCAATCTGTATCGGCTTTACTGATGTTGCCGGCAGCCGCTTGGCGAAGCACTCGCTTCTTGAACGGCCTGAGCTCATCCCGTAACCCCTTGTCCTTCAACCGTTCTGCCATCGTTCACCTTCTTGCTGTTGTCGGCACCCTCTCTGTGATCAGCATAAGGATCATGCTTCTTCATTGTGGTCTGAATGAAGTAGTCATCCAGCTGCCCGCTCTCGTCCAACTCGCACATGTCAAAGAACTTGCAGTACAGACATTGCTTGGTGGGCGTCTTGAGTACGGGAAGCTGGCCATTACGCACGGCGTTCATGACCTGGGCCTCTTCACTGATGCGCACGATCTGGCGTTGGCGCTCTTGTGGAGTCCGTGGGACAAACACCCTCTTGAAGTTGTCGGAAGACTGGTCAGCCGACTCCTCACCGTACACAGGCGGCATCCGTAGCTCAGCTGCCAGCCCGGCCATGTCTCCTAACGAGAACCGTGTGCCCGCAGCATTGTCCGCAAACAGACCCTTGGGCGGGTCCAACTCAGGGTGCGCCGCATACCAACTCGTGAACGCATCCAGGTAATGCTTCTTTTGTGGCTTGTTGCGGGCAACACCGCGCTCGTCGCGCTCCCTGGTGTCGAGTGCGGCACGCTTCACAAAGTTGTACTCCATGCCCTTGATGACTTCATCCTTGTCGATCACACCTTGCTCCCGAAGGGCATGCGTCCCAACGGATATGTAGGTGCTCGGCTGTTCATCCAGCCCAAGGTACTCAGTCTCAAGGATGCGGCCCAGGAACTTGTGGTCCACCATCTTCACGATAGCGCGGCCTTTGCTGTCTAACTGGTTCTGGTCACGAATGCAAAGGTCAATCGTCCCAACAAGTTTCACGATGGGCGTGTAAATGCGTCTGCCCTTCGCGCTCGTCTGGCGGGGTACGCGGGTGTCTGGTATCAAGACGTCAAACCGGCGCTCCGCGTCCAACACGTCCCAATGCGGATCACCTTGGTACCGTTCAACATACGCGTCCAGCAATACAAGACCAAGCTCATAGAAGTCCTCCCACTTGGCCACCAATTCCTCGTCGCCTTGGGTTCGCACATTCGCCCGTACCTCCCCGGCTAAGCGTTGCCAAGTCTCGGCGGGATGCGGGCCACGCTTCTTGCCCGGCAAGTAATACTCGGCCAAACAGACGTGCCCTACGGTGCCGAAGTCGGCTGCCTCCGCGTGCTTCTCGACAATAGGCCGAATGCCGATGCCGCCCAACACAGGGTTGGCATACTCCTGCTTCCATGCCCATTGGCATCGCTTGAACACGCCGCGCTCGCTCTGGCGTAGCAACGGCAAATCAACGGCCATAACCCGCCACCTTTCGCACGTCCAAGTTCCGGCACGCCTGGCACCGGCCCTCGCGGATACTGATGGGGCGATGAAGCATTGCACCGCATGCGCATACCCCTTGGCTCGGCGTCCAGTTGTGATTGATGGTTGTCTCAGCCACGGCCCATCAGCTCCTGCAGCTCACCGGGCGTCCATCCGCCCCAACCCCACGAGCGGAGGTTACGCGCTCGGCGCTTCGCGGTCCAGTGGTTGCGGTTGCCGGTCGGGCAGCCACAGCGTCGGATTCCCTTATCGCACAAGA